AAAGTGTACGCATCGTACTTTTCAATCTACCCTTATCTATATCAACATCCAGTTCATCAATGTATCGTTCCAGTAACGTAGTTGTATCCTGGGCATTCTCTATGATTTCATCTGATACATTTGATGCATCTAACTCTGAGAAGTCTTCCACAATCTTGACTTCATGAGTTCTGATTGCAAGCAGTCTATCCACAAACTGGTCAAACTTATAAAGGTCTTTCTTATTAACAACTACAAGTTTTATGAACTTATCCTCGTATTGACTTACATCAATCGTAGAATAATCAGTCTGTGTATCATCATAATAAATCTTGTCAAAGATTTTATATGGGTTCTGAATGTATTCCAAATCTCTGGTAGCAGTATCAAAGATATGAAAACCTTTTGTTTCGTTATGGTCACTCCATGTCATCTGGTAAGTGTTACCAAGATAATAGATGTGTCCATCATCTGACTTCTTATGAAAGTGTCCAGAGAATACAGTATCGAACTTTCTGAACATATCTCTTGGATAACCGCCTTCACAGAAATGACCCTTGTGCATTTCAAATCCGTTGATTTCCAAGTGACCCATACAAACCTGTGATGGTGTCATTTGAATCTTTCTCATTACAGATTCGTAGTTCTCTACGTTAATCCACGGCAACAAGAATACGTCTGTACCATCTCCAAACTCAAGGGTACATCCACTATCATACGAGAAGATATTTGGATACTTCTCTTCATTAGGCCCACCCAACAATTCATACAATGCATTTACATCATTGGTGTTTCTAAAATAGGTATCGTGATTACCAACGATTGCGTGAACGGTAATACCCATATCCACGAATCTCTTGATAAATCGTTCACGAAAATCATTCAATATTTTATACGAGATAAACTTACGTCTATCCATCACATCGCCTAGATGGATAACAGTCTTAATATCATGCTTCTCCAAGTAAGGAAAGAATACGTCTTCCCAAAACTTGTAGAAGTGTTCGTTAAAAGCTAGACTGTCGTTTCTCGCACCAAAATGAGTATCAGTTATCAGTGCTATCTTCATCGTAAAATAATTCTAGTCCTTTTGGTTTATCTTTCTTTTTCTTTGGTTTATACACATCTTCATCTGGTAGGAAGTTCTTTTGTAGATAATCAACAAATGGATTATCAAATCCGTCATCACCCCCATCAATAAGATTCTCGTCTACTGTCATATTTTCAATAATCTTATTTTTAACGTGTGCTTGTTTCTTCTCTTTTTGAATACGTCTAAGAAACGCATAATAAATTATTTGCGTGAAATAAGCAAATGGATTGTTTGATTTGTCTGGATTAAAGTTGTGTACATATTGCAAACAGTTTTCAATACCGTCACTAATCATTTCTTCCCTATATGTGTAGTTGATGAAGTTAGGACGATACGAAAGATGGTTCGCAATCTTTAGAAAGCATTCACCGATATAGTTGGTGATTGGTGGTTGTGGTTTTCCCGCTTTCTCTGCCTCTCGACATTTTGCTTTCCACTCCACCATCGCTTGTAAAAATTCTTTGTTGTTTACATAATGTGGTTTTTTCTTTTTGTCTACTGCCATAAGTCTTTCCCATAAATTAAATACACTATACCAATTACAACTCCAATTGTCAAGGAGTAATTAAATTTCAAAAACGTCTTGACTTTTCCTTGACAAGACAGTATTATCCCTATGTAGGGTTTGAGAATGAGTTAATGAATCGTTTCATTATCTGGTGTAGGAAATGGAATGATGTTCTCTTCTTCCTCTTCAGCGATACGGTCTAAATCTTCATCAGTGGGTTCAGTCCAATCTCGACCATTATCACTCAACGTCATTTTCTTTACACAATGTTCGTAGAATCGAACAAGTCCGATTGACGCATCTGAGATAGCAATAATACTTTGTTTGTTGAGATTTGCAACTTGAGTTTCACTTACAGTTAACCAACGTGAAAGTGCCATACTCTCTACCAACCCGCCTTCAACAGGTTTTGGGTATAAATTTACTTTTAATGGATTACTCACTTCAATAAAGGGTCTGCTCTTATCTGCAGCACTAATCACTGTTATAATCTCTTCTCCATTGGAAAGTTTTAAGACTTTTGTTTGATGTTCCATTCTTATCCTTTGTCTATAGAGATTTGTTTAATTTCATAATCAAACTCTTCTTCATTATAGATATTTATTCGTTCCATGAAATGGCGTAATGTAAAGTTCTGTTTACCTTTGTAAGTAAAGTCATCTGCGATATCTAATAGTCGAGCTTCAGTTTTATTGTCACCTTGTCGCAAACCCCTTCCAATGGATTGCAAGACTCTAATTCTACTTTTGGACGGTGAAGAGAACACGATGTTGTGAAGATTACGAATATTGATACCAGTAGAAAAAGTACCATACGAAGCAACGATGACCGCATCCTTTTCCTTTTCAGTAATTGCACGAATATCTTCTCTTGTTTGTGTATCTGTTCCACCCCAAACATAAAATACCTTCCTGTCTGTTAAGGAGTTATTTATCATTGTGTGGAGTACATCGCCATGCTTTTCGACAAACTGGAATAGTACTAATGTATTACCTGTCAAGTGTTTTGTCAAGTCTACAATGAATTTATTTCTACGTTCATCACGAACAATTAGGTCAACCTCATCTTGGTAACCTTGGTCTTTCATGAATTTGCAATCTGCTTCTGGATATGTTAGTACAATACACTCAACTTTTAATTTTGCAAGTGTACCAGCATCCATCAATTCTTTTGATGATGTAACTTTGTTTACTGAACCAAACAACCCCTCTAGTACCAACCTATGTGTTTGCGTACCGTCCAGCGTACCTGTAAACCCATGACGGTACTTACAATTGACCATCTTGTTCATAATACCTGTCAGAGATTTACTCTTGAAAATATGGACTTCATCTCCTAATAAACAGGAAAATTGGTCAAACCATTTCTTAGGCATTTTGTAAAGAGATTGCCATGTTGAGATTGTAATTGGTTTTGTGATATTCTTGGAATGTCCTTGGTATATCTTCTGCATCATAGATTCCTTGAATCCATAATCAATAAAATCAGAATGCATTTGTTCTACCAAAGATGTTGTTGGAACAAGAATGAGAACATTCTTCTCTGTCTTCATTGCATACCAGACAGAAAGTAAATAGATGATTAACGACTTACCACTAGCAGTAGGACTAAGAAGCAAGCTCCGATTGTTTCCGATTGCATGAGTAAGTGCGTCCATCTGGTAATCACGAATCTGTAAATCCTGTCCATTGGACTTTGGTGACACTCTTCTAACATAGTCATCCACTCCTCGTAATTCGCTTTCGTCATACTCTTTTACTCCTTCTTTATATTCAATATCTAGTTCATTGCGTTTTGCAAATTCTTCCACATAGGGTAACAACCCCACATATAGTTCACCGTTCATCTGATTGAACAGTCGAATCTTTCCATCCCAAACACGACTTTTGTATTGAGGCATGAACCTTGCACCAGGCACTTCAAAGGTAAAGAAGTCTGAGAGTTCTCTTCCTATACTTGGTTCTGTTTTAATAACAAGATGTACTTCATTCTTTTTTGATATAATCATCTAAACTTAGGGCCTAATACCCATCCAACCAAACTCTTGCGTACACCTTTTGTGATTGGTCTTACTCTGTGCCAATAATCTGATTGAAAGAAGAATGCAGTATTACGTTCTCCTTTGATTGTTGTGTACCGTACTTTTTCTTGTGGATTTCCTGTCTCAATATCAAACTCTCCACCTTCATAATCGTCATTAAGAAATACAGAAAAACTAATCTTTCTTACTCTACCATTATCATATGGTATATTGTGTTGGTCAACGTGCCAACCAAACTCATCTTCAACAGAATACTCTGCATACTGCAAAGGTTCTATCATGTCAAGATGAAAATCCCAACCAGCATTTTTGTTTGCTGCCTGTGCATACTCAAGATATGTTGATAAAATATCCTTGTCTTTAATCCAACAAATTTTAGTACTTCTAGAAATATGACCACTTGCACCCACAATCTTTGCATCTTGTAGTTCACCACTAACGTGTTTCAGTGTACGTTCTAGTGTCACTGCACCAATACGTTCTGTGATGTGTGGACTGTTATATCTCACAGTGACCCTTCCATGAACCTCTTCCAATCAATTGCATTCTTGATTTGGAAACCACGGTTTTGTAACATCTTGCACATCTTCTCTGCATGGTCACACATTGCTTTGTGATACTCCACAGCGTGTTGTGATTGAATCAGTTCTTCATCACCTTCCAGATAGATAGGTACATCCTGTTTCAAAATCTTGAGGTCAAGAGGTTTCTCTTTGTATACTTCTGGGTCAGCCTTACCACCGTAGTATTCCCACTTCTGACGAAACAGGACTTTGTGTTTGGACTCAACCTGTTTTAATAACAAGTTCCAGCGTGTAAATATTTTGAGGTACTTCCCATAGAGTTCTGGGATTTTGAGAGATTCGATATCCAGTTTGGTATCGTCTATTTTTAAGTCCTTGGCGGACATTTCTTGTAGTTCTTCTAAATTCATACTATATCCTTCAATTCAAGTGGATGAGATTGCATATCTTCCTTGCGTTAGATATATTGACCTTTACAGTCTCAGATTGGTGTTCAAGGGGTTTTGAACCTCATCCTATTCTATTTATAATGTATGTAACGTGTATAATTTATATGAAAATGTTACAGTTGCTGTAAGATGATTAATGTCACCTACCTGTTGGTCATATGCCAAAGCACTAAGTGCAACAGGATATACATCTTGAAATCTTGCTTCAACTACTGGATTGTTTTTTGCAGATGTGATTGTAAGTGTTGCATCAGAAAACATTCCACTAATACCTTCTTGTCCTGCTTGTTTACCAGTAGAAGGTGATACCTGTCCACCTTCATCTCTTAAATTTGCATACTGTGTTCTTCCTTGTGGGAAACCAATACCAATCATCCAGTTATGAACTTCAATATAGTTTTCTAGTTTCTCATCTACAATAAAAGAAATTTCAAGATTCTCAAAAGTAAGTTCATCACCCATAATAGGAATCTGTTTTAAAGGTGTTGGAAAAATTGCTTCTCCAAGATTAATGCCAGGCAAATTACATGATGTCGTGAAGTACTCCACCAGTGGTAATTTGTTTATACTGAATTTGAACTTAGATGGGTCTGCGTAATCAAGTTCAGTAGGTTGTCTTTGTAATGAATTTATCTGTACCATAATACTATTTATATCATCTCTCTACATAGAGATTTAGGTGTTGAAAACCTTTTTCGGAGACATTGAAATAAAAAAAAAGGGGAAGATTTCTCTTCCCCTTTTAAGTTTTGGTTGGTTGACCCAACTCTTATTATTACATAAGGTTGACGACTTGAACTCTACGGTAGTAGACGTTATCATTTGAACCAAGTGTAACGTCAGTTGCAGTAGCAGTCGAGAATGGGTTCTGAGCAAGACCGTATCTTGTTTTGAAACCAATCTTAGGTTGGAAAGTGTTTTCACCAACCGCACGAACCATTTGAAGCGGAACGTATGGGCAGTAGAACACACCAGCGTCATAAGGTGAAGTACCTTTGTAACCCACAACAAAGTACTGTTTTGCAGCAGCGTTTGCCATGTATGGGTCAATGTATACTTTGTAACGACCATTCAGTGTACCAGCAAAAGTGTTACCAGCGTCATCCACTTGAAGGTTGTTGTTAAGAGCAGGAGTGTAATCAAGTACACCAGCCATTTGCAATGCAGACGCAACGTCTGAAGAACAAATTAAGATGTTACCTTTACCTCTACGAGTCTGTTGAGCGATTACGTTTGCATCTCTCTCAACTTGGAACATCAGACCTTTGAACTTCTCAACAGACCAACGACCATTTGAGTCAGTGTCCATATCGAAGATACCACCGTTAGTAGTGTCTGTCTGAGCACCAGGCTTTGCAGCCTTGTAGATTGAACGTACAACTTCACGGTTGATTTCTGCAAGGATTTCAGAAGACAGAATGTTAGACAGTTCTGTTTCTGCATCCAGACCGTGGATTGCTTTAAGGTCTTGAGCGAGTTCCATTGTGTACTCAGCTTTCAGAGCCCTTGTAGTTGCAGTCACGGTTGCCTTCTCAATTGAGAAAGACATTTCAGCAAAGGCGTTACTCGCAGAGTCACCTTTTGCTTCTGCAGCCGCAGTTGACATACCTGTACCAGATGTGAATGTACCAGCAGGTGCATCATTCAAGATAGCAGGGTTAGTACCAGCATGAGTACCAGTACCAGCGAAGTCAGAATCGGCTTCGTTGAACAGTGCTTCCGCACCAGCCTGAGTACCGTAACGTGACTTCATTGCGAAGATAAGACCAGTTGGGCCGGTCATAGGTTGAACCGCACAAATATCATATGCGATAAGGTTTGGCATGGCACGTCTAACGAGGGAAATCAAAATTGGATCCCAGTTTCCGATACCAGCACCAGTTGCGTTTGTAGGCGCAGCTTCGTTTAAGAAAGCAGCATCTTCTTTAAGTGCTTTTTCTTGGTTTTCCAAGATAACAGAAGTGACGGCACGCTTGTAGGAGTCCTTGATTTCTGGTAAGTCACCGTGTTCAAGTACTGGCTGCCACTTTTCCTGTAAATTTTCTGAATTGAACATTTTCGTTCTCTCCTATGTTTTTATATTACTATTATTTATTAAATGTTACTTTTTCACAATGTTGAAAGTCTGTTCCCCAAGGGGCTTCGACTTTGTGATAGCGGACATATATGCAGCCATAGCGCCACTAACGTCAACTTCTTGTTTGTCAGTTTCTACTTCTTCCTCAAGGGTTTGGGTAGTAACTGTCTTAGGAAAATAATTTTCCTTCAAGGTGTTAAGTTTTTCGGTGAAGGTATCTTCATCTGTAAACTCAACATCTTCAACTAAGCCCTCAAACTTTTCCTTTTCAGTATCAGCGAGGTCTGTTGAAACCTTTGCGATAACCTGTTCACGAACAAGTGTAGATTTCTCTTTGTTCATGGTAGTCATCTTGTCGATTGTTTCATTGAGTTTGGACTCAAGTTCTTCAATCTTTTGAGCTTGACCTTCAAGAATGTCGTACTTCTCATCTGGAACATCAATGTAATGTTCTTCAAAGAGTGCTTTCAATCCTGTAATAAAGTCTTCTGCAATCTCACCCTTTAACCCACGGTCAATAGCGAGTTCGTTTTCTTGCATCCACTCTTTTACAACATAGTCAAGATACGAATCGACTTTTTCAGTTAACTCTTTCTTGAATGTTTCTACTTCCTCTGCAACATCCTGTGTCTTCTCCATGTCAAGTCTTTCGACTTCACTACGCAGTTTAGACTTTACAGCAGCTTCAAAGATTGTAGTTGCTTTTGCAGTAAACTCTTCTGAAAGGTCTTCACCTTCTACCAGAGCGTTTACGTCATCTGTTACGTCAATGGCGTCAATATCTAAAGATTCCTTCTGCTCATGCTTTCCACCACACTGAGATTCAGCGTATTCTTTTGCATCTTGAGCATTCATACCATTCATCTTATCCATCATTGCGTTGATAGCATCTTTCTTGGATTTGATTTTCATGGCCATGATAGGCTTCTCTTCTTTCTCTTCCATTTCTTCCTCATCGTCTGAATCCTTTTCGTCTTCATCCGACTCGTCTTCTTCTTTGAGTTTTTGGGGAGCTTCGTCACCTTTGACGGCAGTAGGAATAGTAGTATCCTTCTTGATTTTCTTAGTAGCATCTGGCCCCGATTTTTCGTCACCTTTTACCACTGGAGCACCAAGGTCTTCTGTATCACCTTCTACCTTAGAACCCTTCTCAGCAGCAACTGCACCTTTTTTCGGTGCATCAGCAGCTTCTTCAAGTTCCGCAGTAACTTCTGCTTCCAATTCCTCAATTGTCTTATCTAGTTCTGACATTTGGGAGTTCTCCTTAATGTTAATCTCATTATACTATATTTATACAATTACAGTTTTTTGAGAAATTTTGCGAAGGCCAATGCTTGGTATTTCGCATTTCTTGAACGAATGCCTCGTTCAATATCCTCTTGGATTTCCGCAATCTCAACTTCTTTGAGAATACCGTTATTCCATACCCACTCTTTACCTTCCATAATACCTTCTACGAAAGCTTGTGGTGCAGATGGGTCTGCAACAATATCGGCAGCGGTTGCCAAGTAGAAATCGTTTTTAACGTAGTTTGCACCTTTCTTTTGTTCCAAACTACCCATGCCCCTTGAGGACACTGCGAGTTTACCACCATCATCCATAATATTTTCGACAATTTTACCCATAGGTGTAGACATAATCTTTGCCTCACCAATGAAGTTGTCTCCATCTCGTTTAAGAGAAGTAACCATGTGTGACACTCTTTCCAGATTGACTGTCGGGCCTTCTGGGTGTCCAAGTTCACCGTATGCACGATTTTCGTTTACAAATTCCTTGTTGTAACGGTTTACTTCTTTCTCTAAAACCTCAACAGGATATACTCTACCGTTGCGGTTTTTGATATTTCCCTGTAAGAAAATACCTCTAATTTTGTAATTAGACTTACCTTTCTCATCTTCTTCTTTGAGATATTGTACGTCTTGAATCTGTTCTGCAATAAGTTTCATTGTATTCCCCTTATGCGTGATGTGCCACAGGTGTAAATTTTACATCAGCAGACGCAGCAAATACTTTATCACTAGGTTTTTTAATTACCTCTTGACTTGCACCAGCACCTAAATGGAATGAACCTTGTGTGGTATTTGATGAATTACATACTGTGACTAATTGTGCAGCTGAATTTGTATTCAGACAATATACAACAGTTGCACCATCGAAGGCAGCACCAGAACCCGCTGACGTTGCAGCGTTGATTGCACTTCCTAACAATTTTAATTTTGCCATTTTTACATTCCTAACATTTCTCTCTCAAAGTACTTCATCAAGTCTTTTTCTTTAACTTTGAACTTCTTTGCGGAGTCTTTTATAGTTTTTTCAAAAGTATTTAGGAAATCTGAAGGTTTCGCATCCATAACGGAGAATATGTTATCCACTGCCTCCTTCATTTTAGGAGACAGTTTCTTATATTCTTTTGATTTCTTATGTTCGTCCTTCTCTGGAAGTGACTGAACTACCTCATGAAATCTCTTCATCTTCCTCTACTTCTGGAATATGTTGCGATACCATTGTAGACGCAACTTCTTTTCTTTTTGTTTCTAATGCAGCACCCACTTTTTGCGAGATTGCGTTCTTAAACTCATTCTCTGCTGACAGGTTATCACTGTCTGCAAGTGCATCAATCATTTCTCTACTCATAACATTTTACCCTTTTTTGGTTTATGTGACATCATCATATCATCACCGTTTTCGCCACCACCTTCATCTTCAATCTCCTTTTCAATCTCATCAATCTCTTCTTGAGTTTGTCTAAGGATGTGTTTTCTTACCCAACCCTTTGAGAAGAAGTTGCCGACGTATGGTTCGACTTGTCCTAACATTTCGATACGTTCTCTAAGGATTTCTGTATCACGCAACTCTGCGAAATGACCATCCTGTAAGAAGTCGTATTGAATGTGTTCTTTTATTTTTTCCCACTCATCTTCAGCAATCACACCTGTAAGAACAAGTTGTGTGCGAAGGATGTCGTGAAATAGAGCGGAAAACTTTTTACGAAGTCTCTGTACAAATTTAGAGAACTTCAATTCATCTCTAGTAATCTCTGTAGAACGACCAATAGAGAAGTTCTGTTCTGCTTCCATTCTGGACATAGGTACGTTCAACGACCTATACAGTTTTCTCTGGAAGTAAACAATATCATCAATCTCACCAAGGTTTGAACCACCAGGCAAGGTTGTAATCTCTGTACCACGACCACCCTCTCTACGAGGTAACCAGAAATCTTCCAACATTGACATATGATTTCTATCGTCACGAATTTCACCAGTTGATGCATCATAGACCAACTTGTTGC